CTCGCAGACGAGAAAGCCCGATACTTGGAAGTTTAAGTTGATCGATTCGTTAGATTCCAATTTGCTTACTACTGTATACGGCGCAGATAACGTAACGGTTGGCACGGACGGATCTATCAGCATCACCGCAAACGCAGACGAGCCCGAGGAATTTGCTTGGGTTATCGAAATGGTGTTAACGGGTGACAAGGCAAAGCGTGTAGTTATTCCGTGCGGCAAGATTACCGCAATCGGTGACATTGTTTACAAGGATTCGGAAGTAATCGGCTATGAGTTGACCATTACCGCATATCCTGACGATAGCGAGAACACGCATTACGAATACATTTCTGCATAGTGCAGATAATTAAGGAGGGCAAACATGATAACAGGAGTTACAACATCGGGGTATAAGTATGCGATCGATGAAAATATTTTGGCAGATTGGCGAGTAGTGAAGAAACTTGCCAAGTTGAAAGAGCTGGAAGATAGTGACGAGGGAGCTTTGGCTTTTATCTCCGTTATGGGAGAGATTGAGGAACTTATTTTCAAGGATAAGGGCAAGGCTTTCGAGAAGGCAATTTTGAAAAAGAACGATGGAATTGTAGCTCCTGTTGTTTGTCTTAAGGAATTAATGGAAATCTTCAAACAGGCGAAACAGGCAAAAAACTGTTAATCCTCGCCCACATGATAGCAACCAATGAAGATGCTTTAGAGTGCGATTTATGCGAAACATACGGCATCATGAATTATAGAGAGTTACCAGCTGATCGGGTGGCTCTTTTTGCTTGTGGGTTGAGGCAGAATTCAAGAATAAAACTTGAAATGGGAAACATGGATTTTCCATTGGAAACTTTTTTGCTTGCATCGGCGGTTGACAGACTATCATATCTTCTTTGGCAGAACGGACGCAAGGACAGCGAAAAACCAAAGTCTATTGCGGAATCCTTAATGCGGAAAAAGAAAGATTATGAAGTGTATAACAGCCCCGAAGAATTTATGGAAAAACTAAACAAGATTAAAAGAAGGGGGTAGGATATGGCAACAGAGATTGCAAAAGCCTATGTCCAGTTAGTACCTTCTGCGAGCGGCTTTAAGTCCTCCATCAAGTCACAGATTGGTAGTGATGTTACATCGGCCGGAACTGAAGCGGGAACTTCGTTCGGCTCGTCAATGGTATCGTCACTCAAAGCGATCATCTTGGCGGCTGGACTTGGAACGATTATCAAAGAGGCTTTCGATGTTGGTGCGGCACTTGAGCAGAACATCGGCGGTGTTGAAACGCTTTACAAGGAATCATCCGACACCATGTTGGAATACGCACAGCAAGCGTATGAAACGGCGGGCATTTCGGCAAATGATTACCTGGAACAATCAACATCCTTTGCGGCGGCCTTGTTGTCTTCACTTGATGGAGATACGGCGGCGGCGGCAGAATCGGCAAATCAAGCAATTATCGACATGGCAGATAACTCAAACAAAATGGGTACAGCTTTGGAGAGCATTCAAAATGCTTATGCTGGATTTGCAAAACAAAATTACACGATAAACAATCTAATGTCCGCTGCATAAGTGATTATGCAGTGAGTGTGCGTGAACGCTACCAGCGGTGTGGGGCAATGCCCTGCTAACGGGGGAACTCTAAACGGTATTACCGCATGACAATCCCGTGCCAAGCCTACGCAAGTAGGAAGGTGTAACGACTATCGGTTCGTCACCGAGTACGGTGTCTATTGGTACGGCATCGGAAGTGCGCACTAACTATTTCAAGCGTCAAGCATAACGAGGGGAAAATGAAGGGATGGCGATTTGAAATAGTTAAAGATATAGTCTAAACCCTAAGGACTCAAACGAGTCCTTTTTAAATACTCGAAAACGAGGGGTAGAAAATTGGTTAGACAACCTGAAGCTTGGTTACGGTGGCACGAAAGAAGAAATGGAGCGTTTGCTTGCCGATGCGCAAGAGCTGACAGGCGTTGAGTATGACATCAGCAATTTGTCCGATGTTTACTCTGCAATTCATGTAATTCAGGAAGATTTAGGTATCACGGGAACAACAGCGGAAGAAGCGGCAACCACGTTTTCGGGCTCTTTATCATCGATGAAATCAGCGGTTACCAATCTGCTTGGTGACATCATGATTGGTAACGACATTTCCGGGGATTTGAGCGCTTTACAGGAAACAGTAGTTACGTTTTTTAACAACAATTTCATTCCGATGTTGGGAAATCTCGTAAGCTCGTTGCCGGAGATTGTAACAGGGCTTTTTCAGATGGCAATCACGGAGATCGGAGCATTGACGGAAGGATTGCCCGAACTGTTTAATTTTGCGGCCGAACTGTTTACCAATTTAGCGGTTGCTTTCGTAAGTAATCTGCCTTACTTGGTAGCAAGTTTGTATGACTTGTTCGTTTCCGCTTTCAATCTGCTTGCGTCAATGGATATTGGGCAAGCGGTAACAGATTTCCTTACGTTGTTACAGGAAGAAATAGAATACAACACATGGGCAATTTTTAACGAGGATTCGAGTATTGTTGAATCGGTCTTAAACGGAATTATTAACGCTTCGCAAATGATTATATCGCAAGGCTCGCAGATTGTTATCAGCCTTATGGATGGCATCTTGTCAATGTTGCCGTCATTGGTTGAAACAGTAAGTCTTTTGCTCAATTCCATGTTTGCATACATTGTTGAAATGTTGCCGTTCATCATGGAGTGGGGCATGAACATTTTGGTTTCCTTAATTCAAGGCATCCTGGATAACTTGCCCGCTATTATTGATGCGGTGTTTACCATGATAACTACGCTTTTGGATACCATCGTTGAGAACTTGCCCGAAATCATCGAGGCGGGCTTTATGATCGTAACGAAGTTAATCATCGGCTTGTTAAACGCTTTGCCCGACCTTATTGCATCGGTGTTAACGCTTGCGGCTAACATCATTGATTTGATGTTCAGTACCGATTGGGCGAGCATTGGCGTGAACATTATCACAGGCATCATTGAGGGCCTGAAGGCAACCGTTAGTGCTTTGTTCGATTGGCTTATTGACATGGCGGCAACAGCTCTTAACAAAGTTAAAGAGTTTTTCGGGATTGCTTCTCCGTCAAAGGTTTTCCGTGACGAGGTAGGACAATGGATTCCTGAAGGCATTGCGGTAGGTATCGAAGCAAATGCGGAATCCGTAACGGATGCTATGGACGCTTTGAGCAGCGCAACGCTTGCATCTTACGATGTGAGCGCATTAGGCACAGGAAATGTAACAACATCAAGCGCAACGGACGATGTACGCACGTTGAGCGAAAAGATTGAATCGTTGGGCGAAACGGTAGGTAATGCCGTTTCCGATGCCATGTCAAGCGGTTTTGATATGACATGGAACGGACGAGAGTTAGGAAGGTTGGTGAAAACTTATGCGTGATTCGGTAGTATACATCAATCATCTTAACCAATCGGTGACGCTTGGAGATGCGAGCATTTTGCTTAACGAAAACAGTATCCGTGATTACTCGTGGAAATACGATTCGTTATACTCAAAGATTATCAACTTAAAAAAGGAAATTTACACGTTCTCAATTCCGATTACGATTATTTCGGAAAACAAAGAGGAAGTTGCAAATTCCTTGTTTGAAATCTTTGAGAAAGATATTTTGTCTTTTTCGCCCGGTGCCTTGTGGATTGGAGATTATTATATCCAGGGTTTCATGATTGCGAAGAAAAACAAGAACTTTGTTTATAACCGCATCATGGATATTACGCTTACGTTTGTGACGGACAGTAAGTTTTGGCGGAAAAACACGAAATTCGTTTTTCGCTTGAATAATTCCTCAAGCACCGAGGACGGCTTGGGCTTTCCCTACGATTATCCGTATGACTTTTTAAGCCCGATTAGTATTCAGAACTTAAACAACACTTCTTATGTTGCGTCTGATTTTATTATGGTCATTTATGGTTCGATATCAAATCCGGCAATCGCTATTGCGGAAAACACCTACCAAGTGAATTGCGATGTTGGCTCTAACGAGTATTTGACCATTAACAGCAAGGACAGAACAATTATCTTGACGGAATCGGACGGAACAAAAACAAACAAATTTGCATATCGGGATACATCAGCCGGGAATATCTTTGAAAAAATCCCGACAGGAACGTGTAGCGTATCGATGGCTACGGATTGCAATTTGGATATTACAATCATTGAGGAGAGGAGCGAGCCGGAGTGGATTTAATATATACAGACGCAGATGGAACTGAAATCGGCATCTTAACCGGCTTTGCTCTTGATTATGAGGCAAGCACTACGGCGGGGGAGAACACGTTTGAGATTAAATGCGCCCTCGCCACAGGTGCACTCGAAATCGGCTCTATCTTCTATGCAGAAAATTCCGAAATCGGTGGAATCGTTGACGCAATCAAAATTGACACCGCAAAACAAATCATATATTACACAGGCCGAACATGGCGTGGAATGTTGGAAAGCAAGATTTTGCGCCCCGATGATAGCGAGGACTATTACATAGTCAGCGGAGATGCCAATGCGATTTTGACGGAAATTATTTCGAGGGTTGGGTTAGAAGATATGTTTTCCGTTGATACGTCAGAGGTTGAAACGATAAGTAGTTATCAGTTTGAGCGGTATGTCGATGCGTACACAGGCATCATAAAAATGCTTTCGGCTTATGGCTTGAAACTGTCAATAAACTACGATGGCACGGTTAACTTGGCTGCTGTTGCGATTGTCGATTACTCGACCGAACAAGACATGACGGATGAAAATTTTGATTTCGTTATTGAAAAGAAAAACGCCGAATGTAATCACTTGATTGCGCTAGGTTCTGGCGAGCTGTCCGAGCGGATCGTGGTAGATCTGTACTTGGACGCAGAGGGGAATATATCGACCACGCAAACGTACACAGGCGTTGATGAGATTGTAAAAATTTATGATTACTCTAACGCCGAATCCGAAGATGATTTAACCGAAAAAGCAACGGACAAGTTAGCGGAATATGCGATTGAAAATTCCATTGATGTTTCGTCTTATGATCTATCTGCGGATCTCGGAGATAAGTTTTTAGCCGAGGATACCACCACAGGAATTTCGGCTGAAGAATATATCGTGCGGAAGATTTCAACGCTAGATAGCAACGGAACATTAAAAACATCATATGAGGTAGGAGAAACGATTTTATGAAAATAATCACAGGAGCAACAGGCGAAACCCATGTAACATCAAATAATGATGGTGAGTTTAATTCCGCAATTTTCGGAACGGGGTTAATTGTGCTTAATCTCGGCAATCAGCTCGCTTATACAGTTGTAGATAACAACACGATCACAATTGCGGATGGCGACTTGGTCTTTCAGGGCCGACACGCCTTGATTGAGCCCAACACCACGGACACGTTGACGATCACGACAGGAACGGTTGACATTAACCGAAATGATTTGATTGTGGCGCATTACGAGATCGATACGGATACAGGGTACGAAAGTTTAACGCTTGAAGTCTTAACAGGAACGGAAAGTACCGCTTTATCGTGTAAGGTTGGAAGGAATTAGTATTGCGGGCGTTGATACGTTGTTTGATGTGTTGGAATATGACTTGCCGACACTTGCGAAAATGGTTGCCGAGCATGATGACGCTTTAGCGGTTACGAGGGCAACTTTGACCGCCGGATCAACATCCGTCACATTCAGCGGACTCACGCTGACGAGCAATTCGGTTTTTGATTTTTACGCATCTGAATTTGGGATATACCCAACTGCGGTCACCGTGGATGTCACAAATGGAACTGTAACGACAACTTGGGATAGTCAATCCTCCGACATTGAGGTCGGCATCACTGTTAGAGAGTAGGTGGGGGCATGGCGAACTTATTCCGATTGTATCCAACGCAAGGCATCCAACAGGCTTTATTCGATAGTGGAACAATGGCACAAGGTACAACAACATTCACTTTTTCGCAGAGCATGAGTTTTGTTGCAATTGCAAGCGTGTATTATGCAGAGGTTTATTCATGGGGCATATCTTACACGGGAGATGTGGATGTCATATATGACCAAACACTAAGCAAGACGGCAAATTCTAAAACACAAAAACAACGAGTCATGATTGGATACGCAAAAAGTGGAGCAACTGTGACAACAATATCAACTATGATGCAATCCACAGGTGGTGTGTTTCCCATTAAAGGGAAAGTAAAAAATGCAACACTTAAAGCGGGTGACATTAACGCAGTCACTGCATCAACTAGACCTGCAAATGTTAGTGCGTCAATCACAGTCTCAGATGATGCATGGTATGTTGTTGTGGTCAACTGTGGACACAATACAAGTCAGTCCTCATCTAGTTCTAGTTGCTCTATCTCTAGCGCTAACCAAACAAGCGTAAAC